TATGGCTTGAGTACACTGATACACAAGCTTGTTGAATTTGCCGCTACTGGCGGTATGAGGAAGTGGCTTACGGCTTATTTTGGCAGGGTCAGACATCGAAACTAATTGGGGGTAAACATGGCAATAGACTTCGTTGAACAAATCAAGAACATTACGATAGAGAGCTCAGGTACCGCATCTGAGGCTTTTCAGGTTAACAAGTGGGCCATATTCATAGGTCTACTAATTCCATCAATAGATGATGGGGATGTGGGTCTTTCTATCTGTGACACCTCAGATGGGACGTTTTCCCCTATACTAGATCCACTAGACGGTGATGATCTAGTTATATGTGCAAGTGGGAGTGATCCAGGGTTCATCGACATATCTGACTTTATAAGATGTGTACCAAGCACATGGTACCTGAAGGTTACGTGTGCATCACAAACAAGTGGAGCTGTTACGGTTAAACTTGTTCAACGAGGATAACTAGGAGGGGAAAATGGCTGCTTACAATGCTGTTGTAAAACGGATTCGTGGAGTCAACAACGACACAACTGCTGCTGCAATACAGGCTTATATAGAGTCGTTAGACAGCACTAACGATACTATCATATCAGTTGATGTGGTTGGTGACAACAACTACGTTACTGCAATCATAGTGCATAACACGACATCATAGGATATGTTATGAGACAACCGAAGAAGCAACGAAAGTCTGGTCACAAGCAGGAGACAAGGATCGTAGAGCAGATACGAGTAAAGCAGATTCTTGGTGAGGTACTAGAGTTGGTTACAAACTCAACCTCAACAGCACAGCTTAGAAAGGTTCTCAACTCAGCCTCGTGGCAGATAAAGAAGGCCATACTGGTCGAGGCCCTGGAGCTGGGTCATATTGAACGTGCTAACAACCTAGCCACTCAGATTCTGAATCTTACCGAAGTCAAGGAGAAAAAAATCTCCGGTGGTATTGGTATAGATGTTAACGAGAACGTACAGATACTGATGGCGGAAATAACGGATGTGCCCTTTGAAGTCCTCGCAGAAAGAGCAACCCAACTCAGAGACAATAGACTTATTGGAGCTGGCACTAATAGAAGAGGAGATGAAGCGCCAGGAACCGGAGAAGTACTATTGGTGGAAGATGGGGAAGTACTACAACGATCCAGTGTCGTTCGTAAGGGAAATGATAGGAGCTGAGCCAACTGATCAGCAGCTTGAAGCCCTGAATGCACTGGCTAATGGCACTCATGTCTCCATCAAGTCTGGTCACGGTACTGGTAAGACCACCTTCTTGGCCTGGGCTATACTCTGGTGGAATTACACCAGGGAGAACGCACAGGTTCCGTGTACTGCCCCGACTGAGGCCCAGCTAAAGAATGTTTTGTGGAAAGAGCTTTCGCTGTGGCACAGTGAGATGGATAAGTTTTTTCAAGACATGTTCGTGATAACCAGTGATAAGTTTTACCACAAGGACCACCAGTTAAAATGGTTTGCCGTAGCAAGAACCGCGCGGTCTGAGAAGCCAGAAGCCCTACAGGGATTTCACGCAACCAACCTGCTCTTCATAATTGATGAGGCATCAGGTGTTGCCGAAGAGGTCTTTACCGTTGTCCGTGGCGCACTGACTGAGGAAGACAACAGATGCGTCATGACATCAAACCCGACCAGGACAACCGGGTTCTTTTATAACTCACACACCCTGTGGAGCAACGATCCATGGCATTGCCTGACCTTCAGTGGTGAAGACTCTCCGCGAGTAAGCGAAAGGTTTATTAGGGAGATAGCGGTTGAGTTTGGTGAAGACTCTGATATGTACCGGATCAGGGTTCTTGGCGAATTTCCTGTTGAATCAGACTTTACCCTAATACCGAAAGACTGGGTAATGGCGGCGTTTGACAGGCAGGTATCATACCATAAACGTTTAACAGATAAAAACTTTGACGCAGCCGGGGTGGACGTTGCTAGATACGGAGAAAATAAGACTGTTTTCGTACTGGTTAAGGGTGTTACGGTGGTTGGTATACTGCAATATCCGAAACAAGACACGATGAAAACAGCCTCCCAGGTTGTGGGTCTGTGCCAGAGGATCAACCCAAACATGATAAAGATTGACGAGGTTGGTGTTGGGGCAGGGGTTGTAGACAGGGTGCACGAGCAGGGCTATGACGTACACGGTGTTGAGGTTGGCAGGCAGGCAGTCGAGAAAGACAAATTCGCAAACCTCCGTGCCGAATACTTCTGGGGCCTAAGAAAGAGATTTGAGGAAGGAACAATTTCACTTGAACCCTTAAACAGGAGTCTCAGTAGGACAGACAAGATTAAGTTTATTGAGCAGTTATGCTCGATACGGTATGAGCATAACCCCAGTGGAAAGATCGCGATATGGTCTAAGGAGAAGATGAGAAGGGATGGGCTGAAGTCTCCTGACCTTGCAGACGCACTCATGCTTGCATTTGCGGATTACTACCCTGAGCTTTACCAGCCACCAAAGCAGACAGCAATGCAAAGGTGGAGTGAAAGGCTTGAGGGACCACCACAGTCACACCATGATCCGTTTGAGCAATTCACTGAGGACTTTTACCGGGGTGATTCTTACGTAACCGAATCGGAGGACAGAGAGGACCCGATGGTATGGAATTAATAATTTATGCTGGTGTAGGTTTTCTTGTTGGGCTCACATGTGGATGTGGGCTCTTTGTTTTTGGGGTTGTCGTTGGGGCATTCCTTGACGCTGGATTTCTCAGGCCAAAGCCAAAGCAGCAAGAGGAGTACGATCCAACGAAACCAGAAGTTGTTGATGATCACTATTTTGAGATGGCTCTGAAGAGCCCGGAGGAGGGTGGTCACCCATTCCCTACCGACGAGGAGCTAGCGAAGCTCCATAGGCACAGCTCTTACTAGAGGTGAAATATGTCATTGGTAAAAGAGATTGAGGATTTTAATCATCAGATGAAGCAAAAGAGTGAAGACAAGGTAAACATAATTTGTACCAAGTGCAAGGGCAGGGTAGGGTACATAGTCCCCGCTGAGTGTGAAATCCCACTAAATGGATGGATGATACATAAACATCCTGGATGTGAAAACTGGGACATGCCACTGCACTTTGAAACAGCAAAGGACTTCATATGTCCCCACGCTGCAGACCCGGAAACTGGTGACAAACATTTATTTATTGAAATACGAGAGGGTCATCACGAGGAGGCTGATTGTTTTCTTACTGAGGAACATAAACCATACCGGATAGGGGTTATCACCGGTAAGTGCCCTTGCGGTTGTGGGGGTAATGTGAGACTTGGAAACAAGTACGCAGACAACCTACGGTGTTACAGAAGGGCAATGGCACGATTGCGAACGGAGATGTAGATAATGGCGATAGAAATTCCAAAGGTTGCACAGGCAGTCGCTAAAGGTGCTGAGGGTGCTATGTCCACCAAGCACGCTGAGACAATCCAGCCAGAAGAGCAGGACATGGTCAGGTGTATCATTCCTAAGGAGGGTCACGAGAACGTGGGTCACTACTGCTTCTCATACCTTGGGGAGATAGTAGCTAACAAGGACAAGAAGAAGCTACCGGCAAAGTGGTTGCGTAACTACGAGCTCTTCAGGGCGAAGCACTGGAAGAGTCAGGGGATGACAAAACTTGCAACCGTTAACCTGATTTGGAATTATATCACCAGGACAGTGAATCTACTCACAGACCAAAACCCAACATTTGATATACACGCTGAGAATGATGAGGTTGCCGGGAAGGTACATAAGGCAGCAAGGTACTGGTGGAATGAGACAGAACAGCAGGATGTATTTGCAGACTCAGTAACAATGTCAGAGATTAACGGATGTGTTGTTGAGAAAGTCATCTTCAATCCAAGGCTCAACAACGGACTTGGCGAGGTAGAGACATTAACCGTAGACCCACACAACTTCGGGTTCTGGCCTGTTGATGAGAAGAACCAGAATAAGTGGGAAGCAGTTGTACACTACTACAAGATCCCGGTCAACCAGGCACGGAGAATGTGGCCTGAGATGGCTAAGTACATAAAGTCTGACAAGCTATGGAGGGACCAGCTTGGAGAGAATAGGAGAGAGATTTTCGGTGGAACAACCAGCTCAACCGGCAGGGAGTACGGTGACTTTGGTGTTGACCATGCCACATACACCGGCAACATAGAGGCCCTGCAGAAGGTTATGGGCGGAAAGGGTGATGTCCTAATCTGTGAATTCTGGGTAAAGGACTTTACGCTTGAGGAAGTGGTGGTGCAGGAGGCAGAGATCATAACTGATGATCTTGGCAATATCCAGGTAGTTGAGGAGATAAGGGAGAAGCGTCCCAAGTACCCAGGTAACATACGATGCATCACTGCCTGCAGTGGTGGTGACGTTGTCCTGAGTGACCGCAAGAACCCATCGGTTAACCCGACGCTAGAACCTGAGATGGCTGCAGACACGTACCTCTGGTCAAGATTCCCGTTTTACCTTGCAAACTCAAATAAGGACATAGTTAGCGCCTGGGGTTTCGCCTCGACAGAACAACTTGAGATGATGAA